ATCTCATTTATTTATTGGTAAAAGAAATGTTAGTGCTTTTCAATATTTTAATGGAGATTTAGACCAAGTGCGGATATTCTCTAAAGCGTTATCTTCTGATGAAGTATCTACTCTTTACGCAGAAACTGCTTGTGTCCATACATCTACCACAGACATAGTAAACTACCCAACAGGAACTACACCAGTCGCTTATTACAAATTGGACAACAGTTCGGAGGATTATTCCACAGGGGGTAACGATGGAACGGACACGAACATTGAGTACAGATTCGGAAGGTTTGGTCAAGCTGCGGTGTTTAATGGGAGTAGTAGTAAGATAGTGACAGGTATAAATTCACTTACAAATAATTTTACTATTTCAATGTGGTTAAATACTAATAGTCTTTCATCAAGTAGATGGGTTTTTAATAATTGGAACAGCACGAGTCAAGATATAAGTTGGAGTCTTAAAACTGATGGTACATTTGATATTCTTATTGATGGAAATGATGGTAATAGGTTTTTTGGCTCATCAGGTGATGTTGCTATAAACACTTGGCATCACGTTGTACTTACAATGGATAGTGGTGATTATGAGGTGTATTTAGATTCAGTTTCTCTCGGGACAGGCTCAACAACAAACACAACCTTTGCTAATGGTCAGTTTTATCAAATAGGTAGTGCACCCAAAACATCATCAAGTGTAGCACGATGGGATGGAAAAATAGACCAAATAAGAATCTACGGTGCTGCCCTTACGGATAGCCAAGTAACAGAACTTTTTGAGGAGAAACAATTTTTTGATACAGTTACTGCACCTACTGGTAATTTAAGGTTTGATGAATTTTGGGCAGGGTATGACGATGGTCGAACAAATAGAGCGGAATTTAAAAGTAGCGGTCAAATAGTAGATTTTAATCCCTATTCTGAAGGACACGCAGTTCTCAACCAAGACCCACAAACAAGTGGTAAATATTATTTAGAAATTGAATTGGTATCCACCAGTGGACACGATGGTTTTGGTGTTTTTAATCGAAGTACAAATACTGTTTATGATGACTCGCCTTATGCATCAAAAAACCCAATAGATTCTAATTACGGCGCTACTTTATATGCAAGAGGCAGTCTAATGTATTTAGGTAATGTTTCGCAAAGTGGCTTCACGAACCTTTCTCTTGGTGATGGAGATATTGTTTGTATGGCGGTAAATGTAGATGAAAAGCGTATTTGGTGGGGTCGTAGAGATGGTTTAAGTGATAATGAAATTGTTTGGAGTAATGGAAATCCAAATGGCGGATATGGCGGTTTAGAAGTTAGCTTTGTGCCATCGGATGTAATTGTTGCACACGTTTCTGAAACGTCATCTCGATTTAGTGAGTTTAAAGTATTAAACCACGCAGATATGTTAGAACCACCTTTTAACTTTTCATATTTAGATGGCCCAAATACAGCATCGCTAACTGAAAATGAAGCTAATTTCTAATTGCAGATTAAAAAACAAGAAATGTTATATTTTCACAATTAGTGTAAAATGAAAATAAGATGGAAGATTTGAAGATATTTGGAGTTTACGGATTGAATTTAGGAGCATTGGCATTTAGTTTTAGCGAGATAAACCCTTTTGTACAATTCCTTGTATTGGTTTCTACTTTCACATTTACAGTTATACAAATCTATAAAGCACTAAAAAAGTAATGCAAAACGGAGTACAGATATCACAACATCAAATAGAGGGTGTAAGGTATATGAAAATTAAACAACGCTTTCAACAGATCTTTAGACCACTAAGCAAATGAAGATGCCTACTAACGGAGTTGCCAAAGATATAAGACACTTTGCAGGAAGTTTGCTTGTGTTCTTTTTAGTTGTTTTAATATTGTTCTACTTAACCAAGTATCAAATACCAAGCGACAATGCACAAATAGTAAATACTTTAATAGGTATGATTGCTGCATCCATAGCAATGGTCATTGCTTCTATTACTGGTCGTAACCCCGATGACTTAGATGCTGCTAAAAAGAAAATTAGTAACTTAGAGATGAAGATTGAGATGCTTGTACAATCAAAAGATATGCTTGAAGGTATGCTTATAAAAGTACAAGACGATACTATTGATAGGTTACTTTTGAATAAGACTATGGACTACGACACTTGTAAAAAATGTAATTGTAAAAAAAATGAGTCTTAAATACTTTTCATATGAAGAATTTGCGTCTCCAGACGTTCCTCATTCTGGGGAGTATATGGATGCTGACTTCCTTGAAATGCTCGACCACGCGCGTCATATTGCAGGGATTCCCTTTAAAATCAACTCAGGATATCGAACTATCGAACATAACGAATCGGTTGGAGGAAAACCAAACTCAAGCCATATTGTGGGAAAAGCAGTTGATATCGCAATACAGGGTTCGCGAGAAAGATGGCTTATACTTGAAGCCCTCATTCACGCTGGATTCACTAGATTTGGTATTGCCAACACTTTCATCCACGTTGATTCCGATGACTACAAGGATGCAAATGTCATTTGGACGTACTAATACAGTAGGAAACACATTAATAAATGAGTGAAGTGAAAGTGAAGTCTAATGGACTTCGAAACGAATTAAAGGAGATACGTAAAAGTATCGACAAACTAACTGAAGTTTTACTGCTTCAACAAACAAACAAACAAAATGAGATTAACAACAATACTGCTTGCTGCAACTCTGATGAGTTGTGCAAGTGCAAGAGAAAAAAGCCTGGTAAGGTTCAAGGAGATAACTAAAGATGTTTGTATAGATAATGCGCACGAAGTTAAATTAGCTCAAATTCTATTCAATGAGATAGTAAATGTCAGGGACTAAAAAGAAGTTTAAGGACACAGCGGTAGGGTCTTTCCTACTACAGAAGATACCTAAAGTCGTAGGAGCAATAGCACAAGACACTCCTGTAGGGAGTGTCATAGAGGCGATTATAGGGGGGTCTGATATGTCTGCAGAGGATAAGGATGTAGCACTAGAGAAACTACGCTTAGAACGTGCCGAAATGGACGGAGTGACCCGTAGATGGGTCGCAGACAGCAGAAGTGGTTGGCTCGCACAAAATGTGCGGCCATTAACTTTGGTTTTTTTAGTGATAAGCTACGTAGCTGGATGGTATATGGGCTATCCTTTAGATGATATTACGGGTTTACTTACTATTGTAATTGGCGGTTATTTCGGTTCTCGCGGGGTAGAGAAAGTATTTGGTAACAACAAACACAAGTAATGGCCCGTAGAGCAGAATCTAGCTTTCAGAAGAAGAAAAGAGTTAAGCGACCTGGTACGCACGCTAAGTCTAAAACAAGCGTGCTTAAGAGCTCTAAAAACTACACTAAGAAATATCGAGGTCAAGGTAGATAAACTACTTTGTTAAACGCAGTATCATATGTGTTGCACTTACACTATAGTGTTAACTAAATGTCGATAGTTTTATTAAACGTAGTAATGTCCCAACGTCCCTTACCCTTTAAGGGTGGGACTAGGGACAGAACTTTTTATATATAACTAAAAGAAAACAAAGAAAAAGAAAAGGGTAAAAGAAAAAGAAAGAAAAGAAAAAGCCCCCTAGAAAAACAAACTTTCAATGTTATCTGATCCAACAATATCTCTATTGAAGTCTAGTAGTTTTTAAAGTAGATCTACTGCTACGTTTGGCAAATATATAAAAAAATATTATATTGCAATATGGAATTAAGACATTTTCTTATTACAGAGTTCGATAGTCCAGACAGACCAGGGTCTGCCGAGAAGTATATGGACAGGGAATTTCTTTCTATGATAGATGCAGCGGCTCACTTATGTAAGCTTCAATTCTTAATAGTGTCTGGTTATAGGACTAGGTTCCAGAATAATCGCTGGGAGGACTCTAGTGTAAGCAGCCACCTTATAGGTAAGGCTGCTATAATACGTTGTGAGAACTCTAAGAAAAGGTATAAGATGATCGCTTCTTTAATGGAAGTGGGCTTTAGTCGAATAGCTATATCTAGGGACCAAAAGACTATATATGTAGATAATGACGATCAAAAGCCAGATATGATTTGGTTATATTAAAAAAAGAACATATATTTGTTCTAACATTATATTATATTAAATTTCTTTTGTAAATTGTTTATTAGTTAATTTGGTTGGAGAGGGCTGTAGAGATACAGCTCTTTTTTTTGTTAATTATTTGTTTAGTTAATTATTTTTTATACCTTGCATAAAAATTAACTGATATGAAGAACACACTTAGACCATTTTACAATCAGACCGATTACTACAAGGCGAGGATTGAGGCACTAACCAAGTACAATGCAGAAAAGCAGGACGAGATAGACAGATTGATATCTTATGTTGTAGAGCTTTGTGATGAGGAATGCCCTGAAGAATACAAGCGAGTTGTATTAAGAGAAATCACTAAATACTAATTTATGAATATTACACAAAAACTATTAATGATTCAGACGGAGCTAAAGGCTCCTAAGAGCCAAAGGAATGCCTTTGGAAAGTACAATTACAGATCTGCCGAGGACATCTTGGAGGCCGTTAAACCATTAGCTATGAAGCACGAAGCTGTGCTTAAGATGACTGATGAGATTAAAGAAGTTGGAGGAGTCTTGTTTATTGAGTCTACCGCCAAGCTTATTGATTCAAAGGACCCTACTATGCAGATTGAGTCAAATGCTCAAGCCATTATAGACTTTGATGCTAAAGGAATGCAACAGCCCCAGAGAACTGGAGCTGCGTCTAGCTACGCTAAAAAGTATGCTATAGGTAATTTGTTGCTTATAGACGACACTAAAGATGCTGATGCTACTAATGACCACAGTAAGTCTAGTCCGGGCAAGCCAGCCTTGGTAAAAGACTCCCCTGAATATAAAAAGGTAGTATCTTACCTTGATGGAGGGGGCAATGTTGCTGCTGTTATGAGAAAGTATACTATTAATAACGATCTATTAAAAGATCTTAAATCACTAATTAAATAAATTATGAGTTCAAAAATTAAACAAAAGTATTTCGGAAATCTACAACTAGACAACTTAAGCGTTGCTGTTAAACAGATTCCGTCAAAAGTAGAGAAAACCGACAACTATGGTCATCAAATTAAAGTAAAAGCCCAGGTTTGGGAAGATGACGGGATCACTATTGATATATGGGATAGTGAGAATAAGAAGTCCTACAAACTTGGTAGGCTTGTTTTAGACAAAGACTACGTTCAGCCTAAAGCTGAAGTAGAAGAAGCCGAACTTAATACAGGCGGACTTGATTTTTAGTTAATAATGTTTGAAGAAGAGGGAAGTCGAAAGTCTTCCCTTTTTTTTGCTAAACCAAATTAGATGAACCAAATTTACAGAAGCTTAGATCATTTAACATATAGGCTAAAACAAAACAGTATTAAGCCATCTAATAGAGACAGAGAGGCTTTAAACGAACTAATCAAACAGTTAAATTATAATGAGGCTATTGAAGAACATAGAAGTATGTTTCTTTATAGGTTTGTGACTTGGGCGTTTGTCCAGGTATTCAATCTAAGGATTGAAGAAAACAGCGTCACTTTAGATTTTCTTGTTCATAGGGTTATTTCTAAGATAAATCAGATAGCACAAACAGATAGATCTATGTGGGAGGAAACCCTAGCTGTTGATCTGTTTTGTATGAATCCTGATGGGGATTCAATACAAGAGCACGAAATGTTCATTAGAGAGTTAATCGAAGGAATCATAAAAGAGAACACAAGGCCAAATGCCATATCAAGAATTAGAGCTGGATCACAGCAAGAAGTTTGAGAAAATCCTTAAGGATTCTTATATGGATCCTAAGGAGAAAGTCAAATACCCCCCTGTAGCGATTTCTATGGGGTCTAGAGGAGGTTTAGAGGACTTCCCTATATGTATAGGCACCTACGGCAATTTCAGCTTCATACAGGCTCCCCCAAAGAGCCGTAAGACGTTCTTGGTTTCTTTGCTTACTAGTGCCTATGTTTCTGGTTCTAACGAATATGTTGATCAGATGAAGGGCCACAGTAATGGAAAGATAACTATTCATTATGATACTGAGCAGGGAGAGTATCACGCCCAAAGGGTTTTCAATAGAACACACAGAATGGCTAATCAAAAAGATAGCTACAAGACATATTCATTAAGAGAGTACAGTCCTCAAGAAAGGCTTGAGTTTATAGATTGGCACATCAATAGGGTGAGTAATCTAGGTTTAGTTGTTATAGATGGAATCGCAGATCTTATAAATGATGTTAACGATATTAATGCTAGTAACGAATTGGTCCAGTACCTAATGAAGTGGACCAAGGAGTTACAGATTCATATTATTACTGTGATACACTCTAATTTCAATTCCACTAAACCTACTGGCCATTTAGGTTCTTTCCTTGAGAAGAAGACCGAAACTCAGATAACAGTAAAGGTAGATGAGGAAGACAATGATTTGACTGTGGTGAACTGTATGAGAAGTAGAGGGCAGCCATTCGATAAATTTAGCTTTACCATAAAAAATGGCTATCCACATATACAAGAGAAGATAGATTTACCTGATCAGTCAATTAATTTTTAACATATGAATGAACTTGTTTTTACACTTAACACTAGAGCCCAACCTCACCAATCATTTAGGATTGGGAGGAATGGGATCAAGTACAAGCCCAAGAAAATTGTTGATTACCAGAAGTATATTATTGCATTAGTTTCGGAACAGTTGCCCGATAATTTCGTTATAATAGAAGCGGGAACACCAATTTTTGTGGAATATATTGAATATAGCTACGCATATCCTAAGGCTACTCCGAAGAAAAGGAGAATAGGTAAGACACCTAAAACAACCAAGCCAGACTTACAGGATAACCTCAACAAAGCATTTTTTGATGCTTTGGAGGGACTCATTTATGAACAGGATCAGAACATTGTAGAGATAAAACAAATGAAGAAATACTACAGCGATTCTGACTGCATAAAGGTAAAATTTGTTTATTAGACAACAAAGTGTTAAATTTATAACAAAATGAAGAGATTCTTAACAAACACGTTGATTAGAATGTTTTGTTTAACAGCATCCGTAATATGGAGTTTAGTATTTTTTACGGTTGCAATTAAAATATTTAAGAAATTATGGGAGTAGATTTTGAATGGATAATGGGGTTTGCCTTTGGCATAGATTATCTTACAGACATTGATATTCAAGGAGGGGTTGATGAACAGACCGTCAACATAATCAGAGTACAGCTAGGATTCTTGGCTGTTTATATACCAATGCAAGATTAGTGCTCAAAGACCTTGGCATAAAACACGGTCTATGGGTGGCTATGGCTTTGAATATAGGAGTTCCGCCCTCCCTTGCCGAGGATTTAATCCAGGAGATGTATCTTCGACTCCATAAGTATGTAAAGGATGAGCGGAAGGTTTATTATAAAGATACTGGGAGCATCAATAGATTCTATATCTGGACCACTATAAGGAATATGTGGATGAGTGCTAAGACTTACAAGGCTAAAAATGGCACTGTATATTTAGAGGACCTGTCTGATTATTCTTCTGAGATTATAAAGTTCAACAATCAGGTCACTTATGACCAGAAGGAGGTTGAAACATTAGAAGCCTATGATAAGTTATTTGATAAGATTGTCAGCACTGTCGATGGTTGGGATTATTGGTATGATAAAAAGTTATTTGGCTTGTACTATATGAGTGATATGTCTATGCGGGATATCTCTAAAAAGACCAACATATCTTTGACTTCAATATTTAATAGCTGTAAGAATTATAAGATTAAGATTAGTAATGAGCTCCTAGAAGATTGGGAGGATTTTAATAACGGAGATTTTGATAAAATTTAATTATGGAAGCACCTAAAGACAAAAGAACCAAAGCCTATAAGGAATGGGTTAAGAATCACCAAAAGGCCTCAGAAGGCCTTGGTGATACAGTAGAGAAGATTACTAAAGCTACAGGAATAAAGAAGGTAGTAGAGATGTTTGCAGATGGGAAAGACTGCGGCTGTGATGAGCGTAAGGAAAAACTAAACAAGATGTTTAGATATTCTAAGCCTAACTGCTTGAATGAAGACGAGTTTGAACTCATTCGTATGGCTGTAGAAACCAGGAAGAATAAGTTTACTTCGGCTGATCAGGAGACTTACAAGGCTATATATGAGAGAGTGTTTGATAAGAAGGTCGAATGTACTTCTTGTAGCTTTAGAAATGAGATTTGGAAAGATTTATTTCGTATGTATAATGAATATCTGGGATAACATAATTGATAAACCTATTGGTGAGTATAACGAGGCTGATCTATTCAGCCAAATTAAACTCTCCAATTATGTTGATCTAGTTAAATCAGAAGATAAGATGAGTAGATGGGACTGCTACTCAGAGCATTTCAATCACAGGATTGAGCTTAAGTGCAGGGGTAATCATTATGACGATCTACTGATAGAGAAGTCTAAATATGACTATATGGTAGGCAAGGCTCACGATAACCTAGAGATTCCTATGTATATATGCTCAACTCCAAAAGGCATATATTGTTTTAATCTACTTAAGATTGAACCTAATTGGTTTGTGCAGAAGCACAACAAGACAACACAATTCAAGAACACAAAAAAGGTAGACAAGTTAGTGGGCAATATGTCTATTCACGATGAGCATTGCCATTTATATTTATAAGTTATGGGAGATTCAGTAAGCAAGTATTTTTTAGACAGAGAACAGTATAACACCAACACTACAGCAAGAAGGGATCCGATCAAAACGGATCCCATTGTTGAAGAGGTAAAGGAGATTATGGATAAACGCAGTCAGCGCGGGATTAAGGAGTATGGAACAACCTTACAGGACAATCCAGATGGATTCTATGTATGGTTAAAAGAACTCCAGGAGGAGCTGCTCGATGCAGCTCTATACATACAGAAGTTAAAAAAACAGAGATGAACACTAGAGACAGAATACAAAAGATAGTCGGCTATAAGACTTGGTCTATTCAAAAGAAGGTGGACGCTTTGTTAGAGATTGATTGCGATCTCTATACAAACCTAGGAACAGACTCTACCGTATCTGAGCGCAAAGATGTAAAGACTATTAGTAGACTTATATACAAGTCTATATCTAACATTAGCCCAATAGATGGCTATCTACTTAAGGCTTATTACGAAGAAAAGCCTAAATCTATTTCGTAGTTAACAAAATGTTTATTATCTTGCTTGAAAATAAAATTATATGGGCAACGATACAATAACATTGCTAGACGGAATAACCTGGAATAAGAATGAGCTTTTAGCCAATATGGATTCAGATCTATTTTACTATGGCCATTTAAGCAAAGCGGCTTTATCTTCGTCTGCCTGCAAGGATTTACTTAGATCATCTAAGGCTTACTATAAATCACTAAGTAAAGAACAAAAGGATACGCCTGCTCTCCGTGAGGGTAGGCTTTTCCACACCTTGGTTTTAGAACCAGAGAAGATGCAGCAGAAGTATGAGTTCTTTGATGCTGAAAAAAGAACCGCTACATTTAATAAGGCTTATGAAGCTTGTGATAGAGAGCTTATGCTTAAGAAAGAGTTTTACTTTATGAGAGCATTAAAGAAAAATATAGATAGATGTGAGTATGCTAACGGTTTGCTTCAGGATGGTTTAGGAGAAGTACCAGCTATAGACTTTATAAACGATATTCCTTTCAGAGGTAAGGCTGATTACTTAAGGAACAATCATATTGTAGATCTTAAGACGACTGCATCTTTAGACGGCTGGGAATACACAGCCAAAAAGAAATGGCACTATGATATGCAAGCTTTTATATATAGACATTTATTCAATGTGGAGCGATTCACTTTTTTGGTTATCGAAAAGATAACTGGCGAGATAGGCATATTTGAATCTACAGAGGAGTTCTTTCAGTCTGGAGAAGAGAAGGTTCGCCTTTGCACGGATCGATATAAGGAAGACTTCTTCGGCAAGTCTGACGATGAGATTGAGGCTGTAGTGTTTAATCGCTATATACACGGAAGCATATAATGACTAAAGAAGAGTATGACTTTGAAGTCTTGAACTATTACTACCTTGCTTTGATGGATTTATTGATGGGTGTTACCTATCAGGAACTACATAGCCAACTTAAGGATTTTGAAGACTTAGAAATATACGAAGCTTGCGACGGGGTTAAGAAAGCTTTAGAGCAGGCAGATAAGTGTACCATAAAAGAAATACAATTGGAAGTTAATATAGTAGAATTAGAATTACAAAAACAAAGAGACGTATATGAAAATTAAAGAAATAAGACAGCTTGTAGAAAGAGAGCTAGAATTGGACTTAAGTCATCCGAGCAGGTTGAGGGCTAGGGTGTATGCTAGGGCCGTATACTTCAAGCTGTGCAGGCAGCACACGTTTTGCTCTCTTAGTGATATAGGCTCGTCTGTAGGAAAAGATCACGCTACAGTACTTCACGGAATCAAGATATTTGATGACGTGATTGTTGAGTATGAGCTAACCTTGTATGAGGCATATGATAAACTTAATAAGCTTATATCAAAATGCACCAAGACCAGGGAGCGAGACATTAACCCAGAGAAATATTACAGAGATAAGTATGCCGACCTATTGGTCGAGCATAGAACTCTACTAAACGAATATAGAACCCTTATAACTAAAGAATATGTATAAACCATTACCAGAAGAAGTTACTATAAAGAAAAGCAAGATAGAAGGTCTTGGAGTGTTTGCGACACAAAATATAGAAGCGGGGTGTAAATTAGGAGTAACACACATTGAACTTTCTGACGCGCCTTTCTCTGAAACATTATTTAGAACGCCTTTGGGTGGCTTCTTAAACCATAGCTCAACACCTAACTGCTTTATATACGATTGTCAGTATGGTGATCCAGAGATAGAAGTCGATTGTTTTGTAGAAAGTACTTTACGGACAATTAAACCAATAAAGAAGGGGGAAGAGCTAACTGTTTATTATAGAATGTATGATGTTTGAAGCAGTACACTTGATGTTTTTGACAGGCATAATTATTTTATTAGTAATTTTATTTCTAGACTGATGTCAGAAACAAAAAGATATTTGTGGTGGAATGACAGATTAGATCTTCCTCAAATGAATCCAAAGTATTTAACTGAGAATAATCTTTGGGATTCAACTTGGTTAAAAGAAGAGAACTCAAAGCTATGGGCAGAAAGACTAGAAGAACACAAAAGGAGAAAATTCACTACTCTCTTGTCAGCCAGAAGAAGGCTGCCTGGTGTATAGATAATGGATATAAGGTTTATCCTGTTGGTGTAGATAAAGTGAAACACAATCCGTGGAACGACATCTATACTACCTTTAGGATTATAATTCAAAGAGGAGTCAATATGGAACCATCTAAAGAAATATACACGAAGATAGGAGCATCCAATAAGATCTGGGAGATCTATGGATGGCTCTACGATAAACACGCTGATAGATAATCAGTTATATTACTATGGGTAGAAAGCCGAAAGAGTTTAAGTACATTAAGAAGAATGATGGTCGCAGGAACAATGGCAGGAAGAAAGGAGACAGCAAGAATTATCCTAAAAAGATAAACGCAACTCCAGCTGCTATTAATGAAGCTAAGAAGGATAGAATGGGTATTTATGCTCTGAACGCTATGAAGGAGGTCTTTGGCTCTGAAGAAGAGGCCTGGGCCGAGTTAGCGAAGCAAGCCAAGTCCTCTTTCGCCCATATGAAATTACTGTTTGAATATAAGTATGGTAAGCCTACAGAGAGTGTAGACTATACAAGTGGAGGTCAAAAGCTAGACATACCCATAACAAACATATTTGCTGGAACTCAGCAGGCCCCTGAGATAGATAATACAATAGATGTAACACCTGAAGAGAATGAACAAGAAGAGACAGATCAATGATCCAAAGGACTTTCCAAAGGACTTTTGGAACTACCTTGTAAATCCAATACTAGGCTATTATGTAAAGCCAGCTCCGCTGTCCCCAAGGGGAGTGCTTAATCCAAAAGAGTCTAGGAAGTAAAATGACTCCACAGCTACACGACAAATACCAGGCTTTAGGAAATGACACCCGTTACTTTGTGGTGACGGGTGGTAGGGGATCTGGTAAGTCTTTTGCTGTAAATACCTTCCTAGCCTTCCTTACAATGGAGAAGGGCCATAAGATTCTGTTTGCTAGATATACTATGGTCTCTGCTGCTACTTCTATTATCCCAGAGTTCCTGGAGAAGCTTGAGCTGTTCGGTATTGCTAAACACTTCAGGATAACCAAGGATGAGATCTTAAACACAGCCACAGGGAGCTCAATAATATTTAAAGGTATCAAGACCAGCAGCGGTAACCAAACCGCTGCCTTGAAGTCTTTACAGGGTATTACAACCTTTGTGCTTGATGAGGCAGAAGAGCTTATAGATGAAGATAGTTTTGATAAGATAGATCAGTCAGTCAGGGAGAAAAATAAACAGAATAGATGTATACTAATACTCAACCCAACTACCAAAGAGCACTGGATATACCAAAGGTTCTTTGCGGCCAAAAGAGTGGAGGCTGGATCGAATGTATGGAAGGACAACGTAACATACATTCACACTAGCTATATGGATAACAAAGACAATCTATCTAAGTCTTTCGTTGAGCAGGTAGAGATGATGCGTAAGAAGAATCCTAGGAAGTATCTGCACCAGATAATGGGTGGGTGGATTGATAAGGCTGAAGGTGTAGTAATCACTAACTGGAGGACTGGCCAATTCAAAGACTACCATCAGATTGTGTACGGACAGGATTACGGATTCTCTACGGATCCCACAACGCTCGTTAGATGCTCTGTAGACACTGAGCATAGGATAATGTGGGTCCAAGAGTGTTTCGTTAAGCCTGGGCTATCTACAAAGGAAATAGGCGAAAGGAATATAAGGCACGCATTAGATGCTATAATCATTACGGACAACAATGAGCCTAGAATGATCCAGGAACTCAAGGAAGTTTATGGCTGTAATATTAAGGGAGCCAAGAAAGGTAAAGGGTCTATCCTTTCAGGGATAGCCCTGATGCAAGACTATGAGATTATAGTAGATGCTAAGTCAGAGAATGTAATCAAGGAGCTGAATAATTATGTATGGCACGCTCGTAATGAGCGGCCAATAGATAAGTGGAATCACTGTATTGATGCAATGAGATACGCTCTTCAGTTTGCAGAGATCAATGCCAAGCGTGGCACTTATGTGATTCGATAGATTCTTAAACGCAGTAGGGGTAGATTCTTAAACGCAGTGGCCCCTAAATTCTTAAACGCAGTAGGTCCAGGAACTCGCAACTGGACTCTTAAACGCAGTACCCCCTTAAACGCAGTACCCCCCGCGCGGGCCGCTCTGGCCTTATTTAGATTTATTATTGATAAGGAATTTATTTGCATAAGTCAATATAATTTTGTACGCGTGCGCCTGTACCTTAATTAATAGCATAGGGGCCAGGCCAAAACCTGGACCCGATACACTTTGCAAAGTTTACCAGGATAAAAAAACTTTTTTTTGTTCAGCATCTTGATTTTTTTATTTTTTTGTTGTATGTGTTCATAAAATGTTTATATTTGTATAAACTTTAAAACATTTACACAATGAAACTAATTACAAACCTTTATTTATTTGCTTTCGGTTTTTATATCGTTGGCCACTTTATTAACTATTTTATTAATCAATAAACTTTATTATTATGGAAACTTTAAACTATTACGAATTATTAGAAAAGACAAAAGGAGGAAAAATATTTTCCCTTACTTATTCGCGCGCTGATCAATCCCTGGGATATGACAAATTTAGGTTTGGCGTTAAATCCTATTTAAAAGGAGGTAAACCAAATCACGATCCGATTAAGGCCAAAAACCTAATATTGTTTAATATGACTAAAAAACAATATAGGACAATAAAATTTAAGCGCATTATATCTGCAAAAATTGACGGGGTCGAATATACTTTTTTCAATGATACGTTTGCGGATTCAATTCAGCAAATAGATAAAAACATTGATAATATAAATAAACTAAATAAAATAATTAATAGATGAAAACAAGAAAACAACACGAAGCCTTTATTGGTGATGGCTTTAAAATTGAGTATATATTAATAATAACAAAATGGGACGGGGACAATGAAACGCCCGAAGCTACCGAGACAGAAATAGATGACGTTGTGTTGACTACTGACGCGGGGCAGTCTATTAAATTGCCTTGGGAATTTATTGAAAGGTTTAATATAGAAGATCAACTTTTTTTAAATATATTTTAAGATGAAAAATTACAAGATTCCCGCGCGGTTATTAAGCGCGGGCATATCAAACGCGAAGACAAAGAAAAACGAATTAAAGACTTTTATACTTTATTTGGCACCCTATACACAAAACTATAAAGGCGTAAACATATGCCCGAATGCGTCCAAAGGGTGCGCCTCCGCTTGCTTATTTACAGCGGGGCGGGGTGCGTTTAATAACGTACAAAGCGCCCGCATAAATAAAACAAACTTTTATATAGAAAACAAAAGTTT